TGAATATGGTAGAAATCAAAGAACGGCAGTTTGTATTGCTCAATACAGGGGGAAAAGCGATATGGAAAATGAATACGATTTTTTAGACCTTGAATGTGAATATAAAGAAATTGAAACAGATGAAGACGGATCATTTGAGGGATACGCATCAGTATTTAATAATAAAGATTTAGGTAATGATGTAATCAGAAAAGGTGCTTTTCTTAAAGCAATGCACGACAAAAAACCAAGACAAATAAAATTATTATATCAACATAAAACAGATGAACCGATTGGTGTCATTGATGACCTTAAAGAAGATAACAGAGGATTACTTGTAAAAGGTCGTCTTGCTATGAACACACAAAGAGGTAAAGAAGTATATGAGCTTATGAAAATGGGTGCTTTAGATAGCATGAGCATTGGATATAAATTAACACCAGACGGTTATAAATATGATGATAAAAATAAACGCAGAGTAATCAAAGAAATTAATTTAATGGAAGTGTCAATGGTTACATTTCCAATGAATCCAAAAGCTAAGATAACCAAAGTTAAATTGGCGGATATGAACACAAGAGAACTTGAAGAATACCTACGAGATGTCGGTGTAATGTCAAGTGCTGTTGCGAAACAAACTGCAAATATACTTTACAAGTCTTATCAAGATCAAGATTTGTTAGAGCAACGAGATGTTGTTGATAGTGTAGAGCAATTAATTAATGTAATTAGAAATTAGGAGTAATTATGTCAGATGAAATTAAGAATGTCATAGACGAACTCGGAAATTCCTTTGAAGAATTTAAAAAGGAAAATAAAAGTCGTTTAGACGAAATTGAAAAGAAAGGGCATGCTGATCCTCTTTTAGTTGAAAAAGTAGATAAAATGGCTGATGCTGTTGCTGAAAATGCAGAGTTAAAGCAAAATATCGAAATTCAAGCTAAAAATTTAGAAGAAGCTAATGCCAAACTTGAAAAACTTGAAACTGCTTTATCAAGACCAGAAAGCTCAAAAAGTGAAGATGTCAATATGCAAATGAAAGCATTTGGTAACTGGTTAAGAAAAGGCGAAGTTGATCCTGATGAGAAAAAAGCACTTTATGAATCAGACGACACATTAGGCGGATTTTATGCCCCAGCAGAATATGTTGCTGATCTTATTAAAGGTGTAACAGAAATTTCACCAATCAGATCAATTGCAAGAGTTAGATCAACCTCTAACAGAGGAATTGAAATACCAAAAAGAACTGGTCAATTCTCTGCTTCATTTGTAAATGAAACAGCGACCAGATCGGAAACAACAGGCTACACTACTGGGCAAATGCAAATTGATGCTCATGAAATGTATGCCCTTGTTGATATCTCACAAGCTATGCTTGAAGATTCAGCTTTCAATTTAGAGAGTGAAATGGGTACTGAATTTGCAGAACAATTTGCAAAAGCAGAAGGTACATCATTTGTTTCTGGTGATTCAATTGGTCAGCCACAAGGCTTTACAGACAGCACAGCAGGGGTTGGTTCTACAAATTCTGGTTCTGGAAGTGCTTTAACAGCAAATGGTTTATTAGATTTAGTATATGCTATTAAATCTGATTACCTTTCAAATGCTAGATTTGTAATGAACAGAGGGACATTTGGTTCTTTGTTAAAACTTGAAGACGGCGAAGGTCAAAAGATATTCCATGTTGGTATGCAATTAGTAGGTGGAGCACCAAGTACAATTCTTGGTTACCCTTATGTACTTGCAACTGATATGCCAGCAATTGCTGGAAGTGCAAAACCAATCGCATTTGGTGATTTTAACAGAGCATATACAATCGTTGATAGAGTAAGTATGTCAATACAAAGAGATCCATTTACACAAGCGGCAAGTGGTAACATTCGTTATCTAGCTCGTAAACGTGTAGGTGGTGCAGTTGTATTAGCTGAAGCTATCCGTTTACAAAACATTTCAGCATAAGGGGGCTAATATGAGAGATATTTCAAATCGTACAAAGGCAGTAACATGCCAAGATGCAAAAGTCTTCACTGCGGACGCAAACGGTACAACAGTTGATAGACAGGGCTTTGAATCAGTTATGTTTGTTGTAAATTCAGGAATCGAAGGAGATACACTTTCAGGTTCAGTCAAATTTGACTTTATCCTTGAAGAATCTGCTGATGATGCAACATTCAGCGCTGTTACAAGTTCTACATCTGTAACTGAAGGTTCAGTTGATTCTTCTGGAATCTTCTTAACTTTAGATGCCAACGGCGAAACCCCGCAAACCAGTCAAATCGGTTATATCGGTGGTAAGCGATATGTTCGTGTCAAGATTGATGCAACTGGAACCCATTCAAATGGTACACCAATAAGTGTACAAGCAATTTTGGGTAATCCAATCGACAGTACAGACGCGTAATTGCGTCGACATGGAAGGTGTAAGAGTTGGCTCATTGTTCTTGCACCTTCTTTTTTAAGGAGTAAATTATGAAAATTAAAATGGTAAAAGATACATTAGGAAGTTCAAATAAAAGTGGTAATCAGGTAAGAGTTTATAAAGCTGATGAAATATTAGATTGCACAGATCAATGGCAAAAAGATTTGGCAAATGTATTCTTACATGATGAAAGTGCCATTGAAGTAAAAATTGACGCACCTAAAGAAACCAAAAAAAAGAAAGTAGTTAAAAAGAAAACAAAAAAGTAGGTAATCATGACAAGGTCGATTGATTCATCATTTAATACACAGATTACCAGTAATTCAATACGACCATTTTTTGCTATCAAACTCGGATATCAGTCAAGTGAATTAAGACTTTGGACTGGTTACAATGACATAAGGATTGATAATCAGGTTTACACAGGATCAGGATTATTGATGTCTTTTTCTAATATTTCTGAATCAGCAGATACAAAGGCAACAGGATTACAATTTGTCTTATCTGGACTTAATGATTCAGTATTAAATGCATCTCTAAGCGAATTAGAGCAGAATATACCAGCTTTATTGTACTTTGGGGTACTTACTACTACATCTAATGAAACAGTAGTCGTAGATAGCCCATATAAGCTGTTTGAGGGCTTTTTAGATGTTGCTAATATAGATAACAACGGAGAACAGGTAAATATTGAATTTAGACTTGAAAATAAACTTATTATATTAGAAAAACCTAATGATAAAAGATACACCGATCAAGACCAAAAACAACTATTTCCAAATGATAAGGGACTTGAGTTTGTAACCTCTATTCAAAATAAAGCGATTGCTTGGGGTGGGGGTGGTAAATAATGGGATTTTTTAAATCTGTTTTTAAAAGTATCACAAATTTTGTCAAGTCAGATATTGTATCAAGGGCAATATTTGTAGCATCTGGTGGTAACCCAGTTGTCCAAGCTATTCTTACGGTTGCTGTTATTGCTGTTGGAAGTGCCATGGCACCAAAACCAAGAACCAGAAACTCGTCTTTACAACAATTAAGTTATCAACAAGAAATAAATAATCGAGCAATCATGTTCAAACAGCCGATTATTCCAAGAGATGTAGTATACGGAGAAACAAAAAAATCTGGTGGTATTTTATTTGTAGAAACATCAAACAATGATAAAGATTTACATTTAATCGTACAAATTGCATCTCATGAAATACAAAGTTTTGAATCTATATTTTTTAATGAAGAAGAATTAACAATCTCAAGTGTTGGTAATGATGCAAACGGAATACCAAGATACAAAGTTACATCACCAACCAAATTTGCAAAAGAATCACGGTTTACAAAAAAAGAACAAACTTTAATTGCAACAGATTATATTTCTGTTCAAGTTCCAAAAATGGCTATGGGTAGCACTTATTATGCTGATGAATACGGATTGGCAGAAGGTATAACAACAATAAAATTAATTAATGACGCATCATTTACTATTGCGGCAAACGATAAATTAAATATTGGTGGTAGAGATTACACAGTCAATTCTGGTGGTACTTCTTCTGTTGCAAATTCAAGACATGAATTATCAGTTACTATATCAGAGGCACTTGTTAGACAAGTAAATGCTTATTCAATAAGACAACATTCACCAAATGGACTTGTTCATGTTGCATATTACAATACACCAAACAGAAGAACCAATGTATTACCATTTGAAAGTGGACAAACAACAGGATTACAATCTGCTGTTCAAGTGATTCATAAATTTACTGATTCGTCAGAGTTGACAGTTAGAATAAAACAACATTTGGGAACTGATACACAATTAGCAGATGCAGATTTGGTAAATGAGGTATCTGGTTGGACAAACGATCATAGATTACAAGGTATTGCATATTTATATATTAAATTAAAATATGATGCTGAAGTATTTCCAAATGGTATTCCAAACGTATCAGCAAAAATTCGTGGAAAAAAATTACTTGATTTTAGAGATTCATCAACAGCATTCTCTAGTAATCCAGCATTGGTAATTTACGATTATTTAAGCGATTCTCGATTTGGATTAGGTGTATCAACAGATGATATTGATACGACCTCATTTACGACTTTAGCAAATATTTGCGACGAAGATATAACATTATCTGGTGGTGGCACAGAAAATAGATATGAATGTCATGGTGTCATTTATAATGATATTGCACCAATGGAAGTATTAGACGATTTATTAAGTTCATGTGTTGGTGTTTTAAGTTACAGCAACGGAAAATTTAAATTAGCTGGTGGAAAATATGTAGCACCTTCTATAAGTTTATCCGAAGATGATTTCCGAAGTGGTATCAATATAACAACAAAACAATCTCGTAGAGATACTTTTAATACTGTAAAAGGCTTATTTACTTCTGAAACGGCTAATTTTCAACCGACTGATTATCCAATGGTTTCATCATCAACATTCACAGATGAAGACGGAGAAACAATCTTTGCTGATGTAGATTTACCATTTACAAAATCAAGTTCAATGGCACAAAGAATTGCAAAAATAACCTTATTCAAAAATCGACAACAAATGGTTTTACGAGCTGGATTAAAATTAACAGCATTTAAACTTGAAGTTGGTGATACAGTAAATATATCACTTGATAAATTTGGTTTTACAAATAAAATATTTGAGGTTGCCGATTGGTCATTTGTTGCTAATGAAAATGATATTGGAATTGATGTTGTTCTCAAAGAAACCAGCTCAAATGTTTACGATTGGGACGCAGAAGAATCTACCTTCAGTCAAGATAATACAACCTTGCCAACATTCCAAACAGTTTCAACACCTTCTCTTGCTGTATCAGATTTTTTGCGTGTTTCTGCTGGAACTGTAATTACAGTTATTCAAGCAGTAGTTGAATCGAATCAGGGAACATCAAACGAATTTGAAGTTCAATATAGAAATACAAATACAGATGATACTTTTAAATCATTAGGTAAAACTACAAATAATATCTTTGAAATTGAAAATGTTGAAGACGGAGCATTTTATGAAATAAGAGCAAAATCAATAAATGCTTTTAATGTTTCTTCTGATTTTATTTCAGTCGATCACGAAGTAATTGGAAAGACAGCACCACCGTCAGATGTAAGTAATTTTTCTGTTAATATTATTGATAATCAAGCTATATGTTCTTGGACAGCAGTTGATGATCTTGATATTTCTCATTATGTAATCAGACACACACCAGCAATTACAGGACAGGTATATAGTGGTGCAGAGTTGATTGCAGATAATATTTCAAAAGCTACAAATGTTGCAAGTTTGCCAGCAAAAACTGGTACATATATGATAAAGGCAGTAGATGTGCTTGGATTGGCATCTGAAACTTCAACAAAAAAAGTTGTAATTCTAAATCAAATAAATGAAGATTTTAATGTCGTATCAACACAAACAGAAAGCACAGGTTTTGCTGGAACAAAAACAGATTGCGAAGTTGTAACCAGAGATAGTACAAATTTTCTTCAAATAATACTTGGTGAATTATTTGATGACGGTGTTGGTAACTTTGATGATAATACTGGTAACTTTGATGACGGTGGATTTACACCAAATAATCTTGATGCAATTTACGAATTCCAAAATAACCCTATTGATTTAGGCGGTATATATAACAGTTTTGTAACGGTTACAATGAATTCATCAAGACATGATTCTCAAACATTATTTGACAGTTTTGGTGGTGTATTTGATGATCGTGAAGGTTTATTTGACGGTAATTATACAGAATTTGATGATGTGAAGGCAGTTATTCAAATATCTACTTCTACTGATAATTCAACATATACAGATTTTCAAGATTATGTTTTAGGATATTACAAAGCTAGATATATAAAATTACGAGTTAAAATGGAAACAACTAACATAACTTCTACACCAGCAATTTCTCAATTGGTTGCGACTATTGATATGCCAGATCGTACTATTGCATCTGATGATGTTGCATCTGGTACTGCATCTGGTGGAAAAGCTGTATCATTTTCTCCAGCATTTAAATCTTTAGAAGGACTTGGTATTAGTGCTGATAATTTGGCAACTGGTGATTTTTATGAAATTGTTTCTAAAAGTGAAACAGGTTTTACAATACGGTTTAAAAATAGTAGTGGATCGGTGGTCGATAGAACCTTCGGTTTTGTTGCAAAGGGATTTGGATTCCTTGAAAGCAGTTAATAACAATGCTATATTTATCCAAAATTATATGGAGTTTTTATAATGGCACAGCATGATTATTCAATAGCGAACCAAACATTTCCAAATACTCGAACTGATTTAAATAATGCTTTGTCAGCAATATCCAGTAATAACTCTGGAACATCAGCGCCGAGTACAACATTTGCGAATCAGTTTTGGTACGATACATCAAATAATAAATTTTATATCAGAAATGAAGACAATGATGCCAATATACAGCTTTTTGAATTAGATCAAACGAATGATACGGTTGAATATTTTTTAAGCGATAGTATTAGAACAGCTTTACTTGAATTTACAGACGGCACAGATGCTTTAACAATAGCATCAGACGGAGCTTTGACAACTGCTGGAAATTTATCTATTGGTGGTTCTAATAACGAATTACGATTTTACGAAGGTGCAAACTTTGTGGGCTTTGAAGCTCCAGCATTAACAGGAGATCAAATATTTGTTTTACCAAGTGCAGACGGTACTGCAAATCAAGTTCTTCAAACCAATGGATCTGGTACTTTATCTTTTGCGTCTGTTGGTGGAGATACATTAAGACCAAATGTAAGACCTTTGATTCATAATGGAGAAATGCAAATAGCTCAATATGGTGATAAAACAGGTATTACAGCAAACCAATATGTTTGTGATAGATTTTGTACTCAATTTGCTACTTTCGGAACGTGGTCAATAAGTCAGTCATCAGATGTACCAACAGGCAAAGGTTATAAAAGGTCAGTAAAATTAGACTGCACTACAGCAGACACAAGTCTTGGTGCAGGAGATTTTGGATTATTTAGAACTGCTTTTGAAGGTAGAGATTTACAACTAATAAAAAAAGGTACAAGTTCAGCAGAAAAATTAACTTTGAAATTTTACGTCAAGTCAAGTAAGACAGGCACTTATACCGTAGAATTTTTTGATGTTGATAACTCAAGACAAATATCAAAAACTTATACTGTTGACTCTGCAAATACTTGGGAAGAAAAAATAATCAATGTACCTGCCGACACTACAGGAGCATTTGGTTATGACGCAAACGAAAGTTTTGTAATAAATTGGTGGCTTGGTTCTGGTAGTACCTATAATGGTGGCACAGTTAACACTTCTGCTTTTGCTTCTAGTACGAATGCCAATAGGGTATCAGGTTCAAATGTTAATTTAGCAGACAGCACTTCAAATGATTGGTTTCTAACAGGAGTTCAATTAGAAATTGGAGAATATACAAGTGCAACGATACCAGCATTTCAACATCAAGAATATAATGATGAATTACTAACTTGTCATAGATATTTTATTTCTGGTGGTGCTAATGAAAATGGTTTAAACCCAACTGCTGAAGCTGCGACA